ACGAGAAAAAAAGTGTCAAAAACTAATGTCTCGTTGTGTTGTAAATGCACATGTATCATTGTTAGTTTTAGACTTTTATTCAACCCCTTAAAAATAAAATGATAATTTTGGAATCAGTAAGCTAAATTATTGAAAAGTTTGCATATTTTTTAATAACTATAATATAATGATGTGTTAGCATCTAAATTTGACCAAACTTGTTAATGATATTTTAAGTTACTGTTCGTTGGGAAGGTTGTATAGTACACTACCTGTTATTTTAATCAGTTTCTTGAGCTCATTGGTTGTTAAACTATTTAACAATTCACTTAAGTAAGGATATGTGGACTCTATCATGTATAAATGATTGTAATTAAGTTCAGCTGATCTAAAATTTAAAACATGATCTAGCCATTTTAGGATATTCATATGCTTGTGGTTTATAAGCTTGTTGCTGAATACTTCATTACGTCCAGCTATAGAATATGATAATATATCCCCATTAACTACACTCTTCAATTTTGACAATGAAGTCTTAATTCCTTTTTTTGTTATAGGGTAACAAAGGAAAGGTATTAAGCTTTTAATATTTGCATCGATAGATTCCTTGTCAGTTTTTTTAGGCATAATGAAATTTTTAGTTCTTGAAAAAATCAATTTAGCATTTTGCACAACATCAAAAACAGGAAGTATATTTGCAGGGCCTATTGTAAGGACTAAGTAAACTTCAGATCCTTTTAACTTGCTACCTAGGCACACGTAAGTTTTTAATATAGTAATGTTATCTAATTTGAAATCAATATCATCTTGAGCATGATATTTTGCGATTAAAATGCATCTATTTACAGAAGAACAGTACTTGCACTTTCTTACATGCTTACTCCATTCAATTATAATTTTACTCCAATTGGCTGTAACAGGTAATTCAGCATCGCAGACAAAGATGCTAATAGGTTCTGCAAATTTTATATGTAAATAAGACCAATGAATGTTATTAGTTGCATCTGTAGCAGGAATGGTTAAATTCTCACCATAATCTATGTTTATATGCCCGTTGTATAATCTTAGAAATTCAATAGGTAAACTATGATCATTGCAATCTTTTAAACTTCTGTAAATGTATCTTATGTCTGGATGAAGTTCTACTACCGTACGTAATAATAAGTTACCAGCTCCTTCACCTATGAATGCTATACAACTGGGGTCCTTAATCTTAAGATCTTTTAAAATATACTCTATACTGATCTTGCATCCTGTGGAACTAAATACAAAGTTAAATCTATTGACATGATGCCAAGGAAGCATGCAATAAAGTGATGCACTATTCCTTACTAAAGATGTCTGATGTGAAGTGGTGATGTAAAGTTGGTTAGATTTTGCTGTATTACCTGAATGATCTATAATCCTGTCTATCACAACATTTGGAAATAAATTGTACAAGTCTTGTTTGCTATAATTGAATCTTGTGGTAACAGTGGAAGATTTAATATGCATTTTATTAGAGAATGTTGACATCATTATAGATTCGGTATTTCCACTTATACAAAATTTAGGTTTGTTACTATTATTACTTTTAACAGGAATTAATGATATATTTTCTAAAGTTTCTGGGGTTGGGTGATATAGTTTGTTATAATTATCTTCTAATTCTGAATTAGCAATTCTTATTTGTTTTGTTAGCAAATGAGTGTTGTCTGAAAAGTTATAACTAATGTAAAAGAGATTTGATGTGTAAAATTCATCATTGAATTTGTTTTTATTTTTAATGGTTAATTTATCTACATTTATTAACCCCATTCTAACTAAATCTATGTAAGATAATATAGCTTTCATATGTGTTGGGTGATAATCTATGTTAACAACCCAAGGGCATACGGTAAATTTAGCATTATTAAGGCGTTTTAAAAACCACAACTTAAAACTGTGACAGCCTTTTATTCTATGCAAACTTGTGTCTTGATTGACTATGTATTTTATGACTTTTTGTTCTAGGAAAACTTTAGACATAGATTTCCAGTAGCTACTGTCTATTAACTCCAAAACACAAAGAAGATCTGAAGTGTTCATATCACATTCTAATTTTGCTTTACCATAACCTTTATGAAAACATAGCAAATAAGTCTTATAAGCATTAAAGAAAACATTCAAATTAATGAACATATGATCAGTTATGTACCCCTCTCCCCAATCTTTTTCAAAAATACCTTTTGAATCTTTCATAAGTTGAATAATTAGAATCCAATGTCCAGCTAAATTAGTACTTAAAATATAAGCATTATGAAAATAATCAGACATTTTATGTACTAATATTAAATTAGAATTGATGTTAGATCCAGATTTAAGTGCTTTGTTACTTAGGAATAATTCTACATATTGGGTTAAACTTATTTTATCTGGTAGGAACATATGCTGTTTTTGTATCACTTGCTTCAACTTGATGATATCAACATCTCCTGTAAATATAGGAGGTTTCATCAAATGTATCTCATTCAGCTTCGGTATGAGAATAATTCTATTAGGACATATGTTTGTGAATTGTTCCACAACCGACATCAGGCTAAGACCAAAACTTATGCAATTTTGAAACACAATGTCGATATCTTCATCTCCATACTTTTCTGTTAATACATGATTGATAGGACTAGTATCGAAATGATAATTTGTTGTTCTATAAGCTGGTATTGATGCAGGGAATTCACATGGTCTACTACTGACTGTTAAACGGTGTAAATAATTGACACTTAGATATTGTGGAAACAACTTTTTGGCTTTTTCATATGACAGTCCAAGTGTTCCAGTACTCAGTTCTTCCATGAATTCATCTTTGTTGTCTATGGATGCATATACCCAGTCTAATTTTGCTAATAAATCTATTTGGTCTCTTTGCTTTTTGGTTAAAACTTGTCTATTGTACACTGGCATTGTTTTTTTCTCCTGCGTAGATGAACCTACCCATGGCTTAGTAGGTCCTCTTTCACCACGAGTTAAACTATTAACATTATATTTTTCTATAATTATACCACTGGCTATAGTGCTAGTTGTATATTTAATGTCCATTGTGAACATAATACTTGGCGATGTTACTCCTACTATATTGGATAATGACCAAGATCTTTCTCTTACATACTTGCTTAATTCAGTTATACTAAGATTTTCTAAACTTAATAACTCTCTTTTGTCTTTGTTACAATCTAGTGGAAGTATCCTTATAAGTAAAGTTATATTTTTCCTCATCATATCAGTAGCCCTATTAATATCAGTTGTATCTATTGCTGATGTTTTTTCAAGTATATTAGTTATGGATTTTGTTCCTGATATAAGATTAACTATTTTTTCTGCTTTATAAAAAGGTAGACTTTCATAAACAACTCTTAATCCATGAGGGTAAGTTGGTTCTATATTTTGCATAATGTCATTTAGATCAATCTCAGTGGTAGTATAATGTTGTGCACTTTTAGAAAATATTTTGTTTGGAGCTATACTTAAGACTTCTGTTACTGCTAATCTATTAATCTCACTAGTAATTTTAGCTTGCCTTTCAGACCCTAACGCCTGTGGATCCCTCATCAATGTTACAAACTCGGCATTGGGATTTTTATCGAATGTGATGACACATGTCAAGAATTTGTTCAGTCTATCATCTGGAAGATCCTGGAGCTTATCTTGTAAATCGTGACCAGTATAATAGCTCAACACAAACACTGAATGTACTATAGCTTCTGTAAGGAAGTCTGGAGTTCTCCTATAAAAGCTTCGATATAACAAATTAGGATCACCACCACCAAACAGCATAGGCAAATTCATATACAATGATAACGCCATATCGATACTATCAAGATTAAAAAAAGTTTTTAAGTGTTTTAATACTTTCAATATATCTAAATATAGCTTATTGTTACATAATGCATGATTTCGGAGTTGCAAAGCAATTTGATTGTATAACCAAATGTTCCTAAATATTAAACTGCATAATAAGCTTTCCCCTCTGTATTCTAACTCCTGTGTTAAGCTACCTATAGATTCTAAACTAACTTTAAAATCATCAAGTATTGTATTTATCCATGGACCTACTCTCAGGACTTTTTTGATACTGGCTGGATAGTACACTCCATTGTGCTGGATTGTTTTGCTCATGAACTGCATATCTCGGGATATATAGGTCTCTGTTCCCTTAAGCTTATGGCCTATACCTGCATACTCTTTATATAGCAATTTAAGGCTATTTAATGCTAACAAATAATCTGCTTGAGCATGGGTCTGACCCTCTATAAGTCTAACTGGTTTACTTATATCAATTGACTGATTATCACCATTTATCAGAGCTGTGATAGAGAATTTCCCTTTGAGAGATATTAGATCTAATAATGATATAGCTTCAATGGTCCACAGTTTTTGACACCAGCCCTCAATACCACCCATATGATATCTGTATAATCCACTTTGTTCATCAACTTCATTAAGATTAACAACATGATCCTTTATGAAAGGAGGTGCATGTCTATATGTACATATTATTGTGACAAGAGGTATTGTTAAATGCAACCAAGAGAACAGAGATTGTACTCCATGCAGTTCATCTAATACATCACTGCAGATACATGATGTTTCATATCTAAATGCTTGATTGAATTTGCTAAGATCTGTAATGATAGAACATTTACTGATATAATTGTTGTAGTTATCATTATAACGATTTGACTTGTTGCTTATTCCTGCTTTTAATTCTAATATCTTTTGAAGCTCTAGATCACCATATCTTGTCAAACTCTCAGGGAAGAATTGTAAAATATTTTCGGCTATCATTTTCTCTGCTAAGATTTGGATTTGCCTAAACATACCTGGTTGCATAGCAAACATTCTACCTACACTGAGCTCTCTTTCTTTACCAGTTAGTGATACCACGTGATTAGAGTTGTTGAGATAGCTTTGATTGACTACACAATTGTATAGATCGCATTCATTGAATTTATTATCTCTCAAGTAATACTCTAGTACTCTTCTTGATCTGTCGCTTTCAGAGAACTTCAACTTTTCATGTTCTATATAATTTTGTATATGTGATGGCATGTAATTTCTAGGAAAACTAGTCCATATTAGATCTTTTGGAGGTGAAATGGCTTTGTCATTTATTATCATTTCAAGATCCACTTTTTTAGGCAGATGAAATTCACGATAGAACCGCAATCCTGATAAAATAATCAAATCATTTTCTGTGATTTCAAGTAGAGATGGATAAGTATTAAGTTTATAATAGTTTAACCATCTTAGAGGTAGGACAATAGCATTCCTTAAAGTGGGCCATCTGTTGTAGGTATTTACAAACCCTTTTATGATTCTATAAATGAAAGCACCTCTTAACGTACTTAGACTACTTAATAAGTAGAACTTAGTTTCATTACAGTTAATTCTTACAGCATCCATTGCTTGTCTTTCATCAACCATTGGATGTCCAAAGATTCTGAAGAGAAAATATAGCTCACTCAAATTATTGAGATTATTATCACCTGCAAGCTTAATCAATTTAAGAAATTTACTTAATAGGATTATCCATTTACCATTTATGATATTATCAGACACTGTCTTGTCTAATAAAGTGTGACATACCCTTGATAGTAGGTTCTTTTGAGCCTTAATAGCTGCATCTGTGATGTTATTTAGCATGCTATTATAAAATCGTTTCCTAAATTGATCTTCTTCTGTTATGTTTAGAATTAAAGACATAATAAATCCCTCTACTTCTTTTATTATGTAGAAGCCTTCATTATGAAATAATTTCAGTATACAATCTCCATAAAGAAATAATTGTGATAACACAACATTATTGAATCCACATCTCAGCCCTAAGCTTTTATTTAATGTATTCAAACAATTACTTATCCAAGTAATTAAGCAAACATTTAATCTGCTAAGGCTGATGTCTTTCCATGTTAAAAATTGATTGTAAGTAGTAGTTGTGATTTTTTTGAGTCCTTTATGATAAACGATACAACCATATTGATTTAAAATAAACTGAAAACCACTTAAAGTTTGATTATCTATTAATATAAACCCATGACTTTTTACCTCATTTGATCGATATTGTGTTAATATGTTATTTAATTTTGTATATAAATTGAACCAGTGTATTAACCATGATGGAGGATGTTGCATTGAACACATCAATTTTTTCAAGAGTGTTGTTTTGATAGTGATATTTTGATTTACTGAGTGATTTTTGTCTGAATTTGTATATGATTGATTGCTTTCCACAGCCGAAAGTATATCATCTTTAATTATAGTTGTAAGTACTGAGTTTTCATCACCTGAATTATTGTTGGGCTTAACTCTGTCCTTTTCCTTTAGTCCTAGTTTATTCAAGATGGCGTACACCTTTACATCACTTATTTCTATAGCTCTTCGTATTATTTTTTTAAGTAAGTTAGTTGTAGCAATTTGTTCAGACGAGGACATGCTTTTATATGTCATAAGTAATGACTGGAAATAAGTTGGTTCTTCTAATTTCAGTTCACCTTTATGATATCTAGATATTAATGACTGTGTTATAGTTAGTTTTTTAAGATTCATATGCTCTAGTAGTGGACTTTGTCTACTAATTAAGTTGGTGTAATCATTTTTGAGATAAGGGCCGTTAAAAAGGTAACTCCCTAAAGCATTACATTCTGAAAAAGAGATAACACCTTTTAAATAACTATCAGTTAGATACACATTAGCAGAGTTTCCATTAATAATGGGATCCATTTTGTCCCATAACCTTATTAAGATAGTTTTATGGTTGGATGATATAGAATCGTTATGGCCAAGCATTATGACACTAATATATATATTGTATATATATCTTCAGGGATGTTAAGATGTTGGAGAAATTGTTGAGTGGCATCTAATAAGTTTTTAGGTGTCCAATGAATTTCATCAAATATATTATTTAATAAACGCTGGTGGTTATCCAAATGGTTATGGTTAAATTGTAATATGTTTTTATGATTGAATGTAGCAATCATGCTTTCACTTGAAATCAATATGGATGATATACTACAAGGATATTTATCCGGTAATATCATTATTTTTGGTTTGGTCATTTTGATCATTCACGGTTGACTCTTTTGGGTTGCTTATGATTATGCTTTTGTGGATATCTAATGTGTTTTTTATTGTCTTCTTCAGCACGTCTGCTGGTAGTCTTTTGAGCAGATGGATTGTTTGCTTGTTGTTTTTTCTATTGCTCTCAATGTATGATATAACAGTATTGTACACTCTTATCTTAGGTGAATTGGGTTCTTCATTATCTCTCAGCTTTTTAATGTCATCACTATTGATCTCAATAAGAAGTTTACTCATAGCAACACATGCTGATTGTTTTGTTATGTTGTTTATAGATCCTATGTAACTCTCTAGCACTCCAACTATACCAAGAGCATATTCTTCTGTTCTGTCCAGTTCAGCAGCTCCACTTATTTCAGACAAAGTGTCTATGCTTTTGTCCATTGACTTGAGTATCTTGTTTAACATGAAGTTTTGCCTCACTAGTAAGGCATGAGGAGGCCATTCAAAGTAATTATGACTGTAGTGACATCTTCTACCATTCAAGCAATGACCTCTAATCTCAAATTTACAAGGATTTCTTCGCGACATATTTGCCCCAGCTGTTAATTTTGTGAATGATGTGTTGATTTAGTGTTTGATTGTGATACTTGAGGTTTTTATGTAACTATGAGTTAAGGATCTAGCTTAGTTGTGTGGGTAGCATGATGTGAAGAAATGATTCAGCCTGTACTGTGATGTTGAAGTGTTTGTTATGGGTTGATTTGGGATTGGTGATCAGCAGACTGTTGTTGAAACATGATCAGGTGGTTTTTTGTCTATTTGCTGAATGCAATATTATTGATTCCACTTAGTTGGTCTTTGCTTAGTGTAACTGGTGTGTTTTTGGCTTTGCAATACAACAGCAAACCAATAGCTATTAATGATAACAATACTACAATGATTACTATAATAATTGTAGTTATCATAATATTTGTAGTAGATTTGCCAGTATTTACATTATGTAGTAATTCATCAGATCTACGAATAAAAGCTAAACTTTGATTGATTTTTTCATTGACTTGAGATATTGATGCATCAAACTCATCAGAAGGAAACACTAGAGGGTCATAGTAATTTATTATAGGTTCCCCTTTTACATAAAGGTTCTTGCCTTCCAGCTTGTTTACATAGTATAAAGTGTTGCCCACTGACACAGTATCTACTCCTTTGTTTGACACATAGTCACAACCATTAGAAAATGTCTTTATAATCCCACGATTTTTGTTGGATGCAGTGCATTTAGTTTTACCATAGCATGACACTATAGCTCCAAGAGAAGTAATTACTGAGCTGCTTATGTCTGTTTTTGATGTCATAATTTTGCAGTCATACTTGGAATTGAATATGTCAGTGTTACAAAGGCTGACTTCACTTGGTAATGTCAAACTGTTCATAGTGTCACAAAATACTCGATTGGACTGTACTTTACAAGTGTCAGCCTGTGGAAAGAAGGATACTGATCCTGCATTATCACAATACCATCCTCTATCAGTCCTTGTTAAACAAATATTTGATCCTTCTTTGATGTTGGTGGTGCATAGAGGTGATGTGTGTAATTTCCAGCAAGGTGTATCTATTACACCATAGATAGGTAGCTGTACAACATATGCAAGGACTTCTTCCTTTATTATAGACATGATAGAATAACTTTGTTGCCTTACTATCTGAACATTGCTTGACATTAATTTTTTCTGATCATTTGTTATAGGCATATCATTGATCAATGATAGTAACTCACTGTTTGTTAACATGTAAGTGCTTAAAGGTGTTGTTACACCTGCATTGACACTGAATTCTCTGTTGATTTCCAACAATCTGCTGTTCTTCTGCTGGAATTCTATAACTGTTTCAATGTTGGAGATGCGACAGCTCTGTTGATTTACTATGGGTAATAATTGGTTATTTATGTAATTCTTGAGATCTAACACTTTGCTGGTTAAAACACTGACCCCATTTGATAGACTGACTACAGCTTTGTTTGTAGATAACAAAGCATTTTTGATCTTGTTCACTTCTCCTTCAAGGTGTAGAACTTTGGATACAGCTATACCACTTGCTATTGCAGATCCTACACCTAACAAGAAGCCCAGAAATCTTCGTTTCCTCTTCTTGCTTATTGATACATTTAGGTTTTTAGTGGTATTGATTGTATAGTTCATATACTGTGGTGCTTCTCTTCTGGCCCGGTTGTTGGCAGCTGGTGTGTTTTGCATAAGTAGCTGTAATTCTGTCACTGCATTCTTATACTTATCTAATTCTTGTTTTATAAGTTTTACTTTAGTGTCAGTTCCATTGCATTTGGTTTCTTTTATATTACTTAATTCTATTGTTATGACACTGGTATACCAACCTGTTCTTAAAGCACTAAAATAACCTCTGCTAACTGCACTACATGTCGATTGGTAAAACTCCTCAGTTATGTTCTGACTTGAGGTGAGGTACAATGCATTAATAGCAAGAGTTAGGAAGATTGCACTTAACCTGTGGATCAGCAGCTCCATGGTTATTTGCCCCAGGTTTAATTTCGTTCTTGCTTGATAGGTCACGGTTTTCTGCTAAGATGTAGTTTTTGAATAACTAAGCATGTGATTGGGTATTTTGGGTGGAATTTGATGTAGAGGGCTCGGATGCTGTGGGTGTTTGTGTGGAGTTGGGTGTGTTTTCGGGGGTGGTTGAGTGGAGGGATTGCTGTTGGATTGTGTGTTCTAATGTGGTTGTGTCGAGCACAGTGGATTGTGAGGTGCTGGTGTCTCTTTCTGTGGTCGTGAGGGTTGGTTTTTTTGTTGGGTTGGTGGTAGTTTCTTTTTTCGTCGTTTTGGCTGGTGTTTTTGGGTCTCTTTTGTTTGTGGTTTTGGTGGTTGGTTTGTTTGTGGGTTTGATGGTTGGTTTCTTCTTTGGTTTGTTGCTTGGTATTGTTTTACAGATGGATTTGCAAAGTTGATTGTTGCCACATATACTACAGGGAACGAAGTTGAACACTTCAAAATGGTAATCATCTTTTGGTTTTTTTGGTGGATTTTTTAGGCGTGGTTTTGTGCTCGGCTTGTTGGTCTGTGTTGAGGTGGTGGTTCTGCCTTTGGTTTGTGCTGTTGTGTGGTGTGTTTCTGACTTTGTGTTGGGTGATGTTGTGGCTGAATTTGTGTGGATTGGTGATGTGGTTGTAGGTTGTTTGGATGAGCTAACCCTTTCTGGTGGGACTTGAGTAAGGTAGGTGGTGATGTTTTTTTCAGTGTGGTTTTTTATTGTTTGAACTGTGACCGTTGTTAGTGTAACTTTGTGATTGGCAGAGATGATGAATATTATGGCTGCAATTATGAGAGAGGTTGAGATTATCATTGCCAGAACTGATAGTGCTATTTGTGCTATAGATTTTAAATTTAATCTGTATAAACAAGAGGATATTACAATTAGATGATTGAGAGTATCCCAGGTCTTTTCTAGAGTCCTGGCAGTGCGTTGATTCTTGTGTTTGGACATGGTTGCATTTGCCCCAATGTTGTTTTTGATCCCATACTAATAATTCATCATTATGTTAATTTTTAAATAACTACTCTATGCTACCATGATAGTTGGCGTGGTTTTGCGACACCATGACTCTGTGAGAAGATTGGATTTGTTTGTTTATATATACAGGATTATAATTTGACACAGCATGATGGTAGAGCACTATGTGTTGATTTGATGCATCTGTCCTAGTTCAAGAGTATTGTTACAGAATGTTTTATGTTCACTTAGCTTATTTAGTATTGCAATCATAATAGTGATTATAATTAGTAAAGAGATTAGAGTTAAGATCATATGTATTAGTGTAAAATAGGGCCAAAATTTGCTTGTGAATTCTATTGTGATGGATGTATTTCCCATTTTAAGATTTATAGTATATGTATTGAATTGGCGGTATAAATGGTTGTTGAGATTGATTGAACTCTAACTAATGTCTATTTACCCCATATTTTGGTTTTATTTACCTATTCGCACTCTAGGTCTAGCAGATAGTGGCTGGTAGTGATTTTGGATTTTGAGTGGGATTGGTTTGTGTGATGAAGTGTGTAGTGTAGATGTTCATGATGTTTGGATATAGTGTGTAGTTTGAGGATATATGTGGACCTGTCATTCAGTGTTGATAATTAAATTTAATCCTCTAGTGGTTTGATTGAAAAACGTGTAGCTGTATGCTTCCAATTAGTAGTCACATAATATATGCTCTCTTTTTCTAGGTAGGCACCAAGATCTACTATAAATTGACTCTGTGGCTTGATATATTTGAATGCTCCTTTATTGTCAGTAACTGTGATAACTAATACTAATCCAGCATAGGGAATAATTTTCGCATTGGTGATAGCATTTTTGAATTCGGTGGTTGCTATGTTTTCTAGTGAGTTCAGATCCTTGTTTTTGACACTAATTGGTCTTAGATAGGTTGGTATTATTACTCTTTTTGATGTCATAATATTTTCAAATTCACATAGAGCAATGATCTCATGAGTGGGGTTGAATGTCTTCATGGTAAGATCTTTGACTGTAGTTAACATACTTTTCACTTTTAAGCATGTTAGACTGCATGCTTTGATTTCACAAGGTGTAGTTACATCATATGCTAATTTGCTTCTTTCATCTAATGATACATTTGCGCTTATGATGAAATTACTAGGCATTTGAGCCAGCACAGCACTTCTTGAGTTAATCGTGACTCGTAGTGAAGGTCCTTTGGGCGTAGAGATCTGCTTCACTAGTATGTTGATGCTTGCAAGTTCTTTTATGAGCAAGTCTGCTGGTACAGATGACTGGAACATAGGCACCCATATTGTTAGTGATGCAGGATCATCATCTTTTTCTAGAACATTGTACTGAACAGCTGCTGTGTATGTGGAGCCTTCGTGAAGCTTGTTCACGTATGTTTCCATATTTGCCCCATCTTGTTCTTTTTTTGTTACTATATTGTTAATTTCGTCAGGTTGCTGATGGATCAGTTGGTTGATTGATTGGTTGGTGGTTCCGCTGACGGACATTTGTTTGTTCGGTCTGGCAGTTGATTCAATGGATTGATGTCTGTTTTATTGATGTTGTTGATTGCTGAGTGAGTTGATCACTGATCAAAAATCATCAAGTGACAGATCATTGTCACTATCGTTGTCTTCCAACAAGTCACTCAATTTTTTGGAAGTTGGATTAAGAGGCACTTCATCTGAGGTGTCTTTTGCCATTTTTTCGCTTTCCTCATTCCTAAGTCTTGCCATAGCCTCTAACCTATCATTGGTCATTAATGCTTCCGCTCTTATTTTTTCTATCATTTCTTCTCTCAGACCAACCATAGCATCTCTTATTCCATCGCGAGCTGAAGTGGGTCCTGCACTTGCAACTACTAATGTATGGAGCATTCCTAATATTTCACTTAATTTTTCATCAATTCTATCTAGTCTTGCTGTAATGTTGTCATTTGTTTGATCATTTATCTCTTCATATGAGTAGCTAGATTCTTCTTCATTGTTATCAAATGTTTCTATTGTTTCTTTGTACAACTTAGAAAAAGGGTTGTCACTTGGGGTGAGATCTTCTTTGAAGCTTACTAGGGGTTTTCTTGGGTAGTTGGCTTTGGTTTCTGGGGTACTGTCGGCTTCACTTGTTGGATTGATGATGTTGGTGCCAGATGTTATCGGGCTCTCTTTGGTTACTTCTATATCTATTGAGTTAACAGATATTATGCTATCTTTCTTCTTAGGATCTTTGGATGATGCGAACTTGCCCTTTATTGATTCTAGGAATTTGGTAGCTTTGTTATTTGCATCTTCTCCATGAAATTCAGGTGCAAACTTCTCCATGTTGACTTATTTGCCCCGTATTTTTTGTTAACTTAAAGCTCTACATCATCTTCTTTAGGGTTGAGTTGATTCTTTATGGCTTCCAATTCTTCTGCTGTTAAGTCTAATACACTGTAGTTTATTACTCCATTTTCTTTGAGTTGCTCTGCATATGCTTTGGCTGCATCATAAAGATCCTGGTTTCTTGGCGTACCTCTATACTCTCCCATTATGCCTAGACCTGCTGCATTGCCTAGGACCACACTTGAGAAGTTAGGAAATTGAGTTAATGACAGCAATGATGCTTTTGGATTGTTCAATATATGGTAGAATCCAGCTTCTCCTCCCAACTTCTGTGCATACTCATAGACTTCCACAACTTGCTCCATTTCTGCCTGGACACTAGCATGACCTAGCATGATATTTTTTACAGATTTGGCTAAAACTCCCCATCTTAGCATTACTTGCCCTGAACCATAGGCATTCATAAACAATCCTGCAAAGATTCCTTCAACTCTACTACCCCCTCTTGTTGATGATTGTGCAATGCCAAAGTGCACAAAAACATCTATAAGATGAGGGTGTTTTTCAAACACTTCATAAAAACTGTTAGCTATATCCTTTGGTATGAGACCCTTGTAGCGTTTTATTTCATTTTTTAAGACATTGTTTGCCCTCCTAATTACTGCTGTAAGACCTGATCTGTCTCCTGCTGCTAATTTGGTTATTACAAGTGCTGCTATACACAGTATTATCATCCCACAGTCTGGAGAATCATGCCTATATTCTGGAGCCACTTCTCCCATCTCTTTTAGCATTTTTTTGTAGGATTTTCTAGATTCTATCTCAATATTGACTTGTATTTCTGATGTCAAGCTTGATAATGTTAATACTTCGAATTTCATTTCCTTTCCATTTATATCTTGACGATATGTTGTTATATCTACTCCATTAGCTTTAACATGATATCCAGCATCTTTAAGTATCTTTATAGTGTCTTCCCTTCCTAACCTGGACATAGCATATAACATACCTATTAATCCTGTGAATTTATGATTTGCATCTTCAGTGATTAATAGCATACCACATAGTTTGTTTAGGTGTTTTTGCACATCATAATTGGGAGTGTCAATATTATCTCCTGTACTACGTTGAATAGTGTATTTGCTGGATGACAGCAGCTGATCCTTATTTAATGTATCATTTAACTTGACTTTGCTAAGAGCCATCTTTGTATTTGCCCCAATTTATGTTATTGGCTTTACTTTTATTTTTAATTACTAAAACGGATTAGCTCCTTCTTAACTATTGAGCATTGTTGTTTGAGGAATAGCTTGGTTTGGTTGGGTTGGTTTTTTTTGTTGGAATTTACGGGTTGAGGTCATATTTGTATATTATAGGAGTGTGTTTTGTAGGCTTAATGCCAATACATTCTAGAAACCCGCCATGATTGATAAATATAGGCATGGGGAAAGTGCCATATTTTGTATTATATTCAGTGTATTTCTTGTATTTGGTACTCCCTACTTTGTGCAGTAGCTTCATCTCATAATTGACTAAGAATGTAAATGTAGCTTGTCTTTCATCAAGTTTTCTTACAATACATTCATTGTTTATCAAGTATATGAATTTGTGTGTGATGATTTCTTTGGTGAGAGATGTTATTATTGAATCCATCGACAGGGGTCTCATGTCCGTGATCATTAATCTTTGCATAGTAGTGTTGTCATTTGTAGTGCTCATAGTTTGATTGATTAGGTGAGTTTATTTGCCCCATTTCCCTTTGATGAGTTTTTATATTAACTAAAATGGTAATAAACACATGTCTATTGAGTTAGACTAAACATAATTCATGAATTGAGATCAAGCCCAAGTAAATCAGATATTTGATTCATATAATTAGTCATTACTGAGTCACTTAGTCTTTTAGAAAATTTGATTTCACAATTATCATCCATTAGACCGTTTAATTGAGAGCAGTGTGTCAACTCAATCAATTCCCATATGTATCCTCCGTTTTGTAATATTGGCATTGTTGTAAAGTTAGATTTTACTACAATGTTGTTATCAGGGCACACTTCACTGCTTGTTATAACATGTATAAAAACTATACCGTTTAATTTAATTGTATGTATTGCTGCTTTGGCTAATGCATTGGTCAGAAGAATTAATTTGTCAGTATAACATGTTATTTTTAACAATGCTACTTCGTCATTGTCAAATAAATTTTGTAATCTAACCTTTATCATGCTCAGTGAATTGCACCCCATTTCTGATTGAAAAGGTTAGACTTAAATAGCACTTATCAAATTCTTATTTGCCCCATTTTTTCCGAATGTGCAAGTTTGTAGTACGCATTTTTTCGCGT